AAAGTAGGTCTAAAGTTTTTGGCCTTATCCTGCTTTAAATTGGCTTCCGTAAGTTTTTGCTGTGCTTCAATAATTCGTTCGGTATCCCCAGAATCGTAGGCATCCCGATATGACCGTTTAGCCATTTCTAGTTCCATATAGCGGCGCCTTGGACAGTACTTACATACTGTTTTTCACCTTCTGATAGCGTTGTTTTAAGCCTTTTGTTCTCTTCCATAGCTCTACGAGCTAGGTCTAGGGCTTCTTGTCGTTCACGATTAGCAGCGTCTTTCTCTCTTCGTTCATCATGCCAAACCTTTTTCATTTGGGCTAAACGTGTTCTAACTTTTCTAGAATAATCAGATAAGTCGTCTTTCTCTAATGATTCAACAATATCTTTAGATAAGGGCTCAACTTCTCTGTCTTCTACGGGGGTATCATCCTCAATTTCAAGACTAAACTCTTCTTCAGCTTCGTTTTTATCCGTAGCTTCTACTTTTTCGTCTTGTTCATCAGGAAATTTAAATTCTTCTTTGTCTAATTCAGGCATTTGTTACTCCTTATTTGCGCTTGATACCGCGAGGGTCATCTACTATGGCCTCTACAGAATCATCGTTGATTATGCGAAATTCTCTGTCGTGTATAACCAATCTAGTACCAGCATTGGGTCGCACTAAAACAAAATCGCCTTTTTTACACCATGCACCATTGGGAAATCTGACTGAATCCTTATAGCAATCGGGGCCTAAATCAACTACAAACAAAACAGTAGTTAAAAGCTCGTCGTACCTTAGAGTTTCATCAGATTTTAAAATGCCGCTATCAAAGGCTTCCTCAGCTTCGGGAATTGCACAAAGAATACGGTACCCAGAGGGTTTTGGTAACTGCTTTGCTTTATCTTCCGCCGGTTTATTTAACACCGCTGAAAGATCTACTGCTTGACCTAAGTCGATACTACTCATCAGAATTCTCCAGATTTTTTGCGAGGTCTTGTACATATAACTCGGCAATGAGAAGACCTCGAACCTCACCACAAAGTGCGCGATACTCTGCGTAATCCTTTGCTGCGCCACTGGAAATAGCATCAGCAATACTTATGCGCTTTTCTCTATATTGCTTTAGCAATACTTCAAGCGTTTTATCCATTATCAATCACCTTTTTTTGTGTTTTCCTGTTTATTAAGTTGTGCTTTTTTAAACCCAATATCTGCGCCAAGTCTTAAACCTTCGGACTGTTGTCTAGCCATTAAGTCAGCTTTATCTTTTGCCGTTTTTGCTCCAACTTGTAACCCTGCAATACGTTCTTGAGATGCAATGCGGGCCTTTTCAATTTCCATTTGCGCTACTTTTGCAGCGGCGTCTGTTTGATCTTTTTGGGCTTTGCGTTGTAATTCTTGAGCCTTAAGCTGTAGTTCTTGGGCTTGCAACTGAACTAATGGGTCTTGTGCTTGCTGTTGTGCAGCTTGAGCGGCAGCTTCTTGTTGATTTTGTTGCAGTAATTGTTGTGCTGCTTGCGCTGCTACTTGTGAAATCTGGACTTCCATATGTTCTGGAATGCCTTCTTCGTCGCCATCATCTTTATCTGGAGCAGGCAACATAATACCCATACGCGCTTCCATTTGTTTGCGATATTCGTAAGCAATGTGTTCATTTATATGTGCAAGCATGGCGGCTTGTATTTGTTGAGCCATTGGATTTTGCCCAACCATTTGGATAATTTTTGGATCTTGCATAGCGCCCATATGTACAGCAATGTGAGCTTTATGGTCTTGATACAAAAAGGCTTTGACTGGTTTCATCATTAGCACGTTTTGATTCTCTGTTACTGGATCCTGTGGCTTCTTATCTTCCTGCATTGGTACTAGCTTTTGAGCATTTTTTATACCCAAGACGTCTAGCATTTGACGGTGCAATAAAGGAAGATTATAAAGTTGCGGAGCTTGCTGAGCTAATTGAAGTGCTGCTTGGTACTGAACAACCTTCTGGCTCATTGTTGCTGCATTAGGATCGGAAACTGGAATTACGTCAACATTATCGTAGTCTGATCTTTTAGCTTGAGGAGTACCTTCTGTTGGTTCGTAGCTATAGTCTGGCGGTGTGTACTCAGCAATAATTGCCTTAAGTAAACGTAACTCTTGTTTCATTGCATAGTGAATACGTGCCTGAACAGCGCTCATCACCTTTAAAGTTCTTTCCAAAATAGCTAACGTAGTTCCTACAGGAGAGTTAGCTGACATATCTGATACTTGTAAATCTGCTGCTGAGGCAAAACGACGCCCTTCGTCAACAATCTGATTCATTAATGTATACAGAACTTGGCTTGGTTCCTTGTATGGCAAAGGCATTACGTTGTCACGCATTGCACCGCTGGGTACATCTACATCACGGAATTCTCCCGGTGCTATCGGTGTGTCATCGCCTTTGATCCGCAATCCACGGGTCTTAAAGCCACCCGGCAAGTTTGAAAGTGTTCCTGCGTCAACGAGCTGCCTAAGTATGGAAGTGCCAGATTTAGCATAAGCCCCGATAAGATGGATAAGCCCAAAATGATAAAAACCAAAGCCCGGTATATATCCGTAGTGAACAAGGTGGTTACGTTTTGCATGAGTTTTGTCATCTGGTTGCCAATTGCGTCTAATAGCGAGGACATTAGAAGTTCCTTTCTCAATTGTTACGACATAAGGTAAAGCTACACCAGTTTCTTTTCCTTTTTCATCTTTATGCTCGTGTCCCGGTAAATCTAAATGCACGTGCATTTCAAGCACTTTAAAGCGATCATCCGACGTGGCTCTAAAGCCCATTTTTTCAGCGATCTTCTTTTCTACTTCATCAAGAGTATTAATTGGGTCACCAAGATCTACTTCACGATAAAACCCAGCTACTTGTAAACGAATTAATTCATTCTTAGTCTTACGCATTACATGGGTAATACGCTCAGCAGACTCTAAATTAGAGGCGCCATAAGGAACTACTATATCCTCTGCGGGTACGAAAATAGATACTTGCCGTTCAAGCGAAGGATCATAGTAGACTTTTTTAAATGCATTACCAGACAAGCCCAAGCCCCAAAGCATACGCTCGTGTTCAGGGCGGTATTCCGTCATTTTGTCTGTTAACTGATAATTCATGTCCGCTTGTACACGAACGGCTGATTCTTTTTTCTCTGGGGTTTCTTTGCCAATAATTTCAGTCTTAACTGGGCCAGCCGCAGGAAAAGTTTCCATCATAGTTTCAGCTTGAAATTTAACTAGTGCTTCTGCTAGTAATGGGTGATATACACCGCAGGCCCCGGGCCAAGGTTCCGTCCGATCTTCAATTTTCATACCTAGTAGCTGTAACCCGTCTACATAGGTTTGCATCCAATCTTTACGAGAAGATAAGTCATCTTCAAAATCGCCAATTAAATCAGAGGATAAGGTTTGCAAAACACTGTCGCTCATGTGTTCCGCAAGATTCTCACTAAACTCTTCGTCAGAGTCGTCTTGCTTTTCTATTTTTAATATTGGTTTACCATCAACACCAATAGTAACTGATTCTGGGTCCTCAATCTCTATCTCAAGAGGGGCTTCCATAGTTGCTTGATCTTCCATACCCAGAGGGGCTGCATATAAACCTTTTTCAATAGCCATAATTTACCTATACGTTGTAATATCCTTGGTTGCGCCTAGACTTAAACTCACGAACGTCATCCGGCTCATCTGAATCTAGTCTTATAAATCCACCACGTCTAAACCTTAATAATGCTTGCGTCATAGAATCCACTAAGTCGTCATGCTCTCCACTAGGAAAACTTGCTGTCTCTTCGACAAGCTCATCCGCCCAATGTTTATTTGGTACCCATACTCTACCAGATGCAAATATATCAGCAACTGCATTTAATCTGGCAATTTTATCGTTTCCTTTGCTAGGAGTAAACTCTTGTACTGGAATTCCCATTGCCCTTAGTTCAAATATCAACGGACTGCCCGCTGCTTTTGCTTCAACAATTAATGCGTCTGGTTCCCATTCTTTATAATCTTCATATGCTCTCATTTTAAGCTCAGGAAACTCCATACGCTTTTTTACCGCATTTAGTAGGATTATATTCGCTTGTTGTAGTCCAGTGTCATCTTCTTTATAAAACACACCCCATGTCGTACACGCAGAATAGTCTGCCCGTTCTGTTTTTAAGAACGCTGTATCCCAAGATTGGATGATAAATTCACACGAAGGGGGGTCATCATGCTCCCAAAGTCTCCACCACTCACGTTTTACAATTGCAGAAACCTCAGAACTAGGGTGTTGCATGTACTGAGCCATCCATTTACTGTTTGGAAGCTCGTTTTTAAGTGCTAAAAGCTCTTTAATGTCCCAAAACTCAGGCCAAAGGGGTCTGTCGTCGTCAAAAATTGCTGGAAACTCGATAACTTCCCAGTCTTCTCCGCTTCTTTGAGCCGCAGACTTCAATACTTGACCCGTTAAGTCTTTTTTTGCCCATCTTGTCATCACTATGATGATCGAACCACCCGGTTGTAGACGTTGCCTTGGTCCTGATGTATACCACTCGTACGTTTTATCGTACACTTCGGGGCTAGTTTCCGCTATGGTTGCTTCTTGTTCTGAGTGTGGGTCATCAATAATGAGAATGTCCGCTCCCTTACCTGTAACTGCGCCTCCCACACCAATAGCAAAGTAATCTCCTCCGTGGTTGGTGGCCCATCGCCCAGCAGCTTTAGAGTCAGTTTGTAATCCAACCCCCGGAAAGATACTTTTATAGACGTCGGAATCCACCAGATTACGTACCTTACGCCCGAAACCCACTGCCAACTCCGCTGTATGGCTTGTTTGAATGACCTTTTTATTAGGAAACCGTCCCAAGAACCACGCAGGAAGCAAGTAGCTAGCAAATTCAGACTTAGTATGACGAGGAGGCATGTTAATAATAAGACGCTTAATTTCTCCACTTGCCACCCTTTCAAATGCTCTTGCCATTTTCTCGTGATGCCGACCATTAATAAACGTAGGCCAGACTTTTCTTACAAACGGCATAAACTGCGTTTGCGCCAATTCCTTACTCTTGAGATTATCTAAAACCTCTAATTCTTCTAATAGCTTTGCTTGCTCTGACTCAGACAGGAGATGTAGGATTTTTGGAATATCCTTAATACTGATTTCTTGTAATACCTCTTTAGCTTGCACGGCGCGCTTTCTTAGGGTTCATACCACCATCTACGTTTTCCGAGTGTGCTTCTCTCTTAGCTTCTTCTTTTGTGCGGTACGATAAAAGCTCCTCTTGATCATCCTCTAGCTTTTCCAGTTGGTCAGATGTTATATTAACAATGTCGGGGGACTCAGTTTCAACGGGAGTTGCTACGCCCAAAAGATCGTCAAGATGCTCTGGAACGATTGGAGTTATATCTACTACGTCCGCATTTAAAAGACGTTTAACCCTTTCTTTAATTGCTGTCTCAAGGTCAGAGCTGTTCTTATAAGTAATAGTAACTTCGCTTCTTTCCGTAAACAGGGCTATATCTGAATGCTTACCTAATAGCTCCAAGGCTTTTAATTCATATCGTGGGTCGCCGCAGTTTGCCAACTCCATAAGCTTATTGGTTATCGCCGCCCGTACGTCGTTCATCTCTACTGCAAGCCGTGAGCTGTATACCCGCAAAAATTCTCTAGCCGCAAATGCTACTGGCGGTGAGTTAAGCGCTTTTACGTCTTGGGTTTTTATTGCCTGTTGTAAAACAGCCGCAGTTTTTTTAGCATCCTCTGGGGATACCTCTGGGGGGCCGCCTAATTGTTCTAGTAAATCCTGAGTGTTAGCAGCAATAG